TTATTATCCGTCAGAACTAGATAACGCTGGCATGGTAACCGCACTAGGTGCTGGTCATTACCTTAAAATGGAATCTTTTGTGCCAGTTATGCTTACTTATCAAATATCTACGTATGCCAGAACTGCTTTGCACGACCGGCAATTAACTTCTAAAATTTTACGCAGGATAATTCCATTTCGTCGTGGGTTTATTGATGTTCCTGAAGACGGTACAATTCGTCGTTTTGATCTTTTGTCATGGGGTAACTCGGACCTACTTGACGGAGAAACTGGGTATCGTAAACGTATATTTAGAAAAGTGTACACAGTACAAATGTCTGCTGAAATACCCACATCCGACCTTGCACCAGTCAAGCAAGTTACAGCGGTTGTTGGTAGTATTAGTAACGCAGATAACGAGAATCCCACAATATTCACTCACTCGTTTTCGGAGGATTTTTAATGGCAACTTATAACAACCCAGGCGTTTACGTTAGCGAATCAACGTTAGTTAACAACGTACAACGAGCAAACACGGCCCAATCAATAGCGGCTTTTATTGGAACTGCAACTCGTGGTCCTCTAACACCTACTTTAATTAACTCATGGGGTGGTTTTAAGGCTACTTACGGTGACATCACTACTAATAGCGAACTAGGTTATTCGGTTTATCATTATTTTGCTAATGGGGGACGTGATGCCTATATTCTTCGTGTTTTGCACACTACTGCTACCGGTGTTGTTGGTGCGTTGTCTCAAGGGACTACAACATTTACTGTTTCTGGAGCCAGCGTTGTTAGTGAAGGAACTTATACTGGACTTACTCAAAGCGCCAGTAACGGTCCTGGTACTGGCGCAGTATTTACTATTACTAAAACTGGTTCGGGTGTTCTTTACAACGGATTTACTACAGTTACCATAACTAGTCCCGGTTCTGGTTATGTTGTAGGAAATACAATTACCATTGCTGGCGCAAATCTTGGTACTGGTGGTATAACGGGTACAAACAACTTAATCTTAACTATTGGTGGTTCTGTTGGAGAAATTCCTGCTCGTTTAGCAGCTTCGTATGTTAGTTACTACCCAACTGGTAATGGTGGAGCAGCCGCAAACATGTTTACTGCCGTTGCGGCAAACCCTGGTGCTTGGGGAACTGAGTTGTCAATCACTACTTCAAGTAGTGCTGCTGCCCCATCAAATACAACGTCTTCATATCCGCTATTTAACGTTTCCGTTAAACTTAGTGGGGTTGAAGTTGAGGCTTGGAACGAAGTTTCTTTAAATCCTGCGGATAACCGCTACATTCTTACGGTTATTAACAATTATTCAAAATTTATTACTGTTTCTAATCCTGCTGGTGCAACAGTTGGTTGGGCAATTAAACAAGATGCAGGTTCTGATATTTTTACTTTTGGGACTTATTCAGTCGCTTACGGAACAACAACTGTTTCATCCAGCGTTGCTACTGATGGGACTGCTGTTTTAACTGCAGACTACCAATCTACAGTTACACAACTTGACACAATTGAGGGCACTTTATTAATTAATGCCCCCGGACAAACAAGCTCATCTCTTGTGACAACTTTGTTATCTGTGGCAGAAACACGTGGTGATTCTTTTGTAATTATTGATCCAGCCGCTGTAACCACAGTTGGCACGGTAACTGGAGCAATTACTTCTTACCCCAAATCTTCCTATGGTGCTGTGTACTACCCACAATTGCTCATGGTTGACCCAACCAAAACTGGGCCTGCTGCAGTACGTAATACTTTTCCTGGTGGTGCCGTTGCTGGTGCATACATCCGTAGTGAAGTATCTCGCACAGTAGCAAAAGCTCCAGCTGGTTATGACTTAGACATTCGCAATGCTTTGGGGTTAACTGCTACGTTTACTTCTTCCGAAGCTGGTGCATTGTACGAAACATACAATGTTAATTTATTTAAAGCAATTCCAGGAGCTGGGATTGTTATTAATGGTGCTCGTACATTAAACAAATCTACCCCGGCAAAATACATTCCAATTCGTCGTTCATTGAACTACCTAAAGCAAGCTCTTAAAACAGAAACTGATTTTGCAGTGTTTGAACCTAACGACGACCGTTTGTGGACTCGCATTAACATGAATGTTTCTGCATTATTAAGCGAGTTTTGGCGTTCTGGTGGTTTAAAGGGTGCTAACGCTGACCAAGCTTTTTATATTACTTGTGACGAAACAAATAACACGACTACAACGATTACCAACGGTGAAGTACACATTGAGGTTGGAGTTGCTTTGCAATACCCTGCCGAATTTATTATTATCAATCTAAGCCAATGGACCGGTGGATCTAACACCGTTTCGACACTCTGATAGGAGACTTATAAATGGCACGTTCTACCGTTAGTGATCCAATTCGTAATTTTAAATTTCAAGTAACAATTAGTGCAGGTACTGCTTTAGCTAAAAAGGCGGATGGATTAGACAAAATTGGATTTGCAGTTATGTCTGGTCTTTCTGTGCAAAATGAAATGGTTGGATACCGTGAGGGTGGTATGAACACGCACCCGCACAAATTTATTGGTCAATCCGACTTTGCACCTGTTACTTTTAGCCGTGGAGTCTTTGCTAGCCAAGATCAGCTGTATCAATGGCAGCAATTCCTTCATTCATGGAATCAATCTTCTGGTGGTTCAAATACTGGTGCTCAAGGTACTGGTAAAAAGAATGACTATCGGTGCGACATTTTTGTAAAAGTTTTTGATCATCCCGTATCAGCAGGCTCGTATGCAAACCCAGGTGAGGCTAATGGTACGCCTACTTCCCCAGGAGCCGCACGTTTAGGATTTAAACTGTTTAACTGTTTTCCCGGTGCGTATTCTTTAAGTGATCTAAACGCAGCAGATAGTGGTTTAATGGTTCAACAAATGACTATACATCATGAAGGTTTTGTAGTAGCTTGGAATACATCTGATGTTAATAAACTTGCCGCTCAAGGTGGCTGATTAAACAATAGGAGAAATAAGTGAGTACACAACAAGACGCTAATTCGTTAAATTTGGCTGTATCTGAACCAGCCCCAGCATTACAAGAACCAGAAAGTCCAATAGTTATTCTCCAAAGAGGGGTCATTGACCTTGAAACTGGTGAATGGCAGGTTGATGCTGAGGTTAGAGAAATGAATGGTGGGGACGAAGAGTACCTAGCCACTATTGAATCTAAAGGCAACATTACTTACGCTGAGTACATGGCTGCTCTATTAAAAAGAGCAGTTGTGCGTATTGGTTCATGTAATATTTCAGATAATTTGTCTATTTTGGACACCATCACAATTGGTGATCGTGACATCCTATTTCTTGGGGTGATTAAAGCTACTTATGGTTCTGAAAAGAAATTTCAAGCAACTTGTCCAAGTTGTAATAAAGACAATGATGTAGTTATGAATTTAATTGAAGACTTTCCAGTTCAAGAACCAAACGTAAATTTACGTTCTACAATTACTAAAACTCTTAAAAATGGTAAAAATGTAAAATTACGTTTACCTAACACCGGAGATAGCATTCACGTTGGTAAAAGTAGCACTTTGTCTGCAATTCAAAACACCATAATGTTGTCTAGATGTGCCGTTTGGGAAGATAGTGAACGCCCAGAAAACGTTGAAGAATGGGCTAAATCACTTAACGTTGCAGACCGTAGTATGCTTGTAAGTGCTCTGCTTAGTATTAAAGCAGGGCCGAAAATGGAAGGGGTGAATATCCATTGCGCCCATTGTGGGGGAGACATCTCCATAATGCTAGATTGGATATCCCTTTTACTTAGTTAATCTTAAATACACTTATTGGGAATACGAACTCATAGCCTCTGTTTACAAAGGGTTTAACCTTACGGATTTACGGTCAATGGCCGTTCGCCAAAGGGACTTCTGGTTCCGTATGGCAAAATGGAGAAGCAAGTAAGGAGGCATTATAAATGAGTAACAACTCATCCCAACCTAGTTCTGAAAACTCAATTGGCGGCTTTGGTAGTCGCCTTATGAAAGCTGTTGGGCAAGGACTTTCTATCAATGCACAGTCTTTATCCAGTGCTGACAAGAGCATTGAACGGCTTTTAAAATCCCTTAAAAATGTACAAACACAGCTTGACGGCATAAATAAATCTGCTGCTGCTGCTGGACTGTCATTGTCGGGCATTACCACACCAGGTGGGACAACCGGAACAGTTGTTCGAGGCGCTGCTGGTACTCCAATGGCAGGTGGCCCTACCAGTAGTGTTGCCGGTGCTTCTAAAGCAACAAGAATGGTTAGCACCATAAAAGATGTTGCTTCTGGTATTGGTAAAGACAAACTTGCAGCATCAGCTGCTGGACTAGGTATTGAAGGGTTCGCTAAAGCCAATCCTTATGTTGCGGCTGCTGTTGTTGGTACAAAGATGGCCAATATGGCTATTGGAGCAGCCAATAAAAGCATGGCCAAACATCGCGATTACACTTTGCAAGCAGATCGAACATCCGTTCTGTACCAACAGATGACTGGTTTAGACCAACTTGGTGTAAGTAGTAAGTATCGTATGCCGTTGACAAAATACCGCCTTGGTGCAGGTGGTATTGAAGACATCATGTCTATGGAGTCATCTACTGGTATTAGCGGTGTTAAGCAAGCTTCAAGCATTGAAGCTATGCGTACTATCAGTGGGTATGGCCTAAGTACTGGGGATGTTACTAACATGATCGGTAGTCTTGCCAGCCCTGGTACTGCCAATCAAATGTTTATGATGGGTGGAATTGGATTAATTGGTCCTGGTGGAAAACAAAAAACAATGATGGAAGTTATGAAAAGCATTGTACAGAGTGCTGGACTTACTAATAAAAAAATGGT